TTTAGAGCTCCAATGAATGTCCAAGCAGAGGGTATGATTGATAGTGAAGATGTATTGCAAAACGATTATATCTATAGCGATGATGCAATTAACTTCTGTTGGGAAATACCTAATCTAGATCCATTCGGTGCAGTTGCTTACCAAAGACTTTTTAATACGCAGATTGCTATGATCTTATCAAATCGTTACCTTAAGAAACCAATTGAGGTTGATGGTGATGACTTTATGGTACATGATCAGTTTGAAGGTAGTGATGGTGCGTTGCAAAAAGTAGGTAAATGTAGTGTTAGTATCACGTATTCAAAAGATAATGTAGCAATTGGTCATACAGGTATTAATATCAATGCAGGACGTAAAGCTCCAGCATTTGCATATAGTACTAAGTTAACTGATGAACAGGCTAATCAGTTTATGAAAGATGTTATTGATTTATTCTACGCATTAAATGACGACATCTTTATTGCCACTACAAAAGTAATTACCTGATGACAATATTTGACTATTTAAATTCTATCTTATTCAGTAAGAAGAAAGTAGAGCTAAACTGCGATGATGAGTCGCAGTTTAGTATCTTTATGGTCAATAGGTGGTCATCTTTTTACTCAAAAGATGTAGCTCTTTATATTAACCAAACGTCTAACGTTTATGCTAACTTGTTTACTAACAAACAAGATCAGTATGATTTAGTTTACAATGTACTTCCTAGACTAAAGTACAAAAGGTTAGATTACGTTAAAAAGGTTAAAAAAGAGGATACAGAAAAAGAAACACTTTTAGTGCCGGAATTTATGAGTCAAAGAGAATACCTCCAGTACGTTGAATTAGAAAAACAATTAGCTAAATAAAAAATATGGCAGAATCAATTGACAAACTACCCGTTAGAAGAAGCTTAATAGACTTGGACAGCTATGGAAAGGGCAATTTCGGTCTAGGTGATGACTTTGTTCTATCTAAACTGTTTGATGATATTTTATTAGTTGAATTTATTGACGAAGTAAATGACAACTCAGGCGATGCAATTAAGAGAAATGGTATTTTTGTACCAACAAACTCACTAATTAAAGCTTGGAGAAAAGCTCAAGTGGTGCTAGCTGGTCCTAACGTACATCAATGCAAAGTAGGAGATATTGTAATATTTCCAAACGATAAGGGAGCTGCAGTTTCTAATATTGAAGTTGACGGCTATGGTAAACTTAAAAAGGGTGTATTCTTAAATGAATTGAGAATATTTGGTGTTTGTAGAAAAGTCAAACAAGAATCAATTGCAGATAATACAGTTTTAATTAATGAAGATAACGTTATTGAATCTAAAGAACCTACTAAGTCAAAACGTTTGTGAAGTAGTTTTTCTTAGGCGTAGACCTAAAGCAGACAAACCACCTTTTAGACGAATGCTGTGTACATTAGATGATAATATTCTAAACAGCACGAACGGGCGTTTGTCTTTAAATTATAGACCCCCAGGTGGGCCAAGTAAATATAACCCAGAATTAAAAAACCTTTTATTGGTGTGGGATATTTTTATGCAAGACTGGAGAATGGTTAGTATGGATGATTGTGATTTAGTAAATACGATACCTGAAGCTGAGTTTTGGAATTACTTCAATACTACCCTGTTAAAGATGTCACCAAATCAAAAATTAACTTACATGGACACATGATTGACAAAACAGAAAAAATGATTAATGAGTTTCTGCAAAGAAACATTGTGTTTTACATTAACAGTGAAAAACCGTTAAAGTCTGGTAAGCTTTTAATTTTCAAGTTTAAGGATTTCTATTTTAATTTTATTATTAAATCTGATAACGTTACAAAAACGTTTGAAATTCCGTACCCTTTTAAAGTAGAACAAGGTCCTAGTTGTTTAAAGTTCTCGTACACTATTGAAGACTTTTCACAAAAGAATATGGATTTGCTTATAAAAGCAAAATTACTTAAACCTAAAAAAAGAAATAAATTATACAACTCTACAGTTGTTTTATCTGCCATCAACTAATATAATTAGGGGTGTACAGTAGATACCTAACCAAATTTCCAGATGGCTACAATCCTAGTAGTCAGCAAATTGACCTTATTAAGCGCATTGAGGATGCTTATGCAAAAGGTTACAAATACGTTATATGCACTGCTCCTACAGGGTCCGGTAAAAGCTTCATATCAAAGACTTTAGGTAACGTTTCAAATAAATGTACAGATGAGTTTAAAAGACTCATCACCTCTTACGACGCCTTTAAACAGGACTATGTGGGTAATCATGTACATGAAATAGATTGCTTGAAAGAACCAAGTCACGGTACATTTGCACTCACTATTACTAAATCACTACAAGATCAGTATAAGCAATTGTTTGATGACTCTTCGACACTCAAAGGTAAAAGCAATTACCAGTGTGAGGTTAATACCGATGTTGACGTTGAGAATGCACCATGTCTACTATTGCCAAAGTTAAAAGAAGAGTGCTGGTCAGCTAATAAGTGCCCGTATTATAATGCTCGTAACAAAGCATTAATAGATCAGTTTAGTATTCTAAACTATAAAATGTTTTTATCTTTACCAGGGCATGTAAAACGTAAAAATTTTATTGTGTGTGACGAAGCATCTGAGTTGGAGGATGAATTAGTAAAACACTTTTCAGTATTTGTTGAGCCTGAACGGTTTAAACTATTAGGTGTAAAGATACCTCTACTTTACTCAGAAGATATGCAACATGTACGTACATGGCTCACAACATTAATGGTTACGTTAGGTGAGCATATTGACTCATTAACTCAAAAACATAATAACAAAAACACAACATTAAACATTAATGATAAAATAAAATTAAATTACTTTAAAAACTTTCATCGTACGTTAAACTTAATTGACAGTACTTGGGAGAATTGTGAGTATATTGTACAGCGTGAGAAGAGTACGGTGAGAGTAACACCTTTACGAGTAGATGTTTTATCGAAGTATATTTTTGATTATGCTGAAAATGTGCTACTAATGTCAGCTACAATAGTAGACCATAAAAACTTTGCAAAGAGTTTAGGTATTGATCAATACAAGTATATAGAAGTAGATAGCACTTTTGATAGTAAGAAAGCTCCTATATACGTTGCAAATGTAGGTAGACTTAATAAACAAAATATAGATAGGAATATGCCTAAGATAGCAAAGTATATTAAAGATATTTGCGAGTCACATGGTAATGAAAAGGGCATTATACATACACACACTTTAGATATAACTAAACAGCTTCAAAAGTATTTGAAAGGTGATAGATACTTGTTTAGAGATAAAGAATCTAAAAACGATAATATATTATCTAAACATTCTAAGTCTAAAGAGCCAACTATTATAGTGAGCCCATCGATGACGTTTGGTATAGACTTAAGAGATGATTTAGCAAGGTTTCAGATTATAGTTAAAGCAGCTTATTTACCATTAGGGGATAACAGAATAAAACGATTGTTTGATGAAGATAAAGTGTGGTATACTGATAAGATGCTTATTAACTTGGTACAAGCTTGTGGTAGAGGTATAAGAAGTAAAGATGATTACTGCACGACTTACATTATAGACCAGGCTATAACAGACGCTGTCATTGCTAACAGAGCTAAGTTACCAAAGTACTTCGTTGATAGGTTTGTATAAATAATATTGTGCATTCATTTAAACAGCATCATCAGCAAATGTTAGAAGAAGGTAAATTTGGTAATATACTAAAAGCAGCTACATTAGCTACGATGGTTGGTTCTTCTGCACCTGGAATGCCTACCCATGATTATAAAACAGATACAACGGTACATCAAGCTGCAAACCCCACACCGACAAGTAAATTAAACTATAATGCAATTTTTAAACAGTTAGTTAAACATGAAGGGTACAAAAAGCATATTTACCTTGATAAGAAGAACATACCTACAATTGGTATTGGGTTTAATTTAAACGATAAAGGTAATCAAAAAATACTTGCTAAACATGGTATTACGCAACGTCATTTACAAGAAGGGTTAACGGATGCAGAAATTAAAGCACTATTTGATGATACATTAAAAATTGCAACTGCTAATGCAAAACGTTTTGCTCCTAATTTAGATTCATTACCAGCAAATGCTCAACTAGCAATTGTAGATTTATCTTTCAATCTTGGTCCAGTAAAATTAGCACAGTTTAAAGTGCTACAACAAGCGTTAGCTAAAAAGGATTTTAAAGCTGCAGCTGCAGCACTAAAAGATAGTAATTGGTATTACCAAGTTGGTAATAGAGGACCTGATTTAGTAAATCAATTACTTAGCGCTTCTTCTTAATAGAGGCTTTTATTTTACCACCTGATTTTATTTTAGGTAATATACCGACAAAAGTATTCATCTTTGTGTTTGTATCACCCCAAAACCCGCTAGCTGCTTGAGTAGTACCACTATCCTGATTATCACCATTGAACACATTGTTCATGTGTCCATGTTTTTTAGAACGAGGAGCGGTTATACGACGTTTTGTATCAAACGGTACGTACCGATCTTCTTTAACTACTTTTTTTTTTTGCGAACCTAACCCCTTCCAACGATCACCTATTTTTTTGATGTAAGGGTTTTTTTTTAGGCTCTTGCCTTCAATTTTATCTGCTTTAGCTTTACTAATTTTTACTTTAACGGTTTTACCACCAACCTTGGTAGTCTTTTTGCCCATTTCAGCAGCATCAGCCACTTTTTTGATAAACTCGTTACCATCTTCTTCAGACTTACGAGCTTCTTTTAAAATTTCATTTACTAGTGAATCAAATTTCATATTATTTCTTCTTTCTTATATTTAATGCAAAATTAGCACGTTTCTTCTCTAAAGCAGTGCCGTGAGCCTTCAAACCTTTTAATTCACTAGTAGACATCTTTTGACCCTTCTTTTTATGTTCTTGTTTTCTAAGAGCACCTTTTTTAATGCCTTTTACTGCTTTCTTTACCCAGTCTTTCTTAGCTTCCGTTAATATTTGTTCCACTAGTGTGTTGAATTGCATATATTTATTTATATAATTAGGTATGCTTAAGAGTAAAAAAATCACATGCGTAGTTACAGGTAAGTCTACCGCTTATGCCGGGGATTACCTGCAAAAGAAGATAGATGAGTATGGTAGTGAGGCTAACATAGATAAGTACTACGTATGTAAAGAGGTAAGAGCGTTACTAAAAAAGGGTTATAAAGTAAAAGACATACGAAAGATATTAGACGTACCGGCAGATGTTGACCCTTTACCAGATGATGTAGTAAATGAAATAGAAAAAGATTATCAAAAAACCTCTTATAAGGTTAACGACACTAACAGTCAATCTCTTAGCACTATAACAAATTTAACTTATGATAAATCAGATGAGGACGTTGAATCCTTCATCAATGCATTTATAATCAAAAGATAATGATAATGAAATCACTAATATTAACAGAACATACACCTCACACTGTAGCAATTAGAGATGCAGATAACGGCCAGTTAATTAGGGTTATTAACGTGGATGGTGAAATAGTAGGTGGGCCTAGCGTATCTGGTAATGTAGGGTATGTCAGTGTTAAAAAAGGTAGCCTTAAAAAAACATACGTAATAGATTTACAAAAAGGTACCACAACAAGAATTTTTACAACATGATTGACATTGAACTAGTAAGTAAGCCAATAGATTATTCTACGTACGACTTTGCAGGTAGTGTAAAAGAATATCCAATACTGTTTTTAGGATTTGTAATAAGAAATCAATACGATAACTTGAGAGTTAATATTGAGAGTAAATACAAACCTATTAATTTGCTACACTTTAGCAAGGATAGGCAAACTGTAACTGCTCTTAAAGGTATTAAATTAATTCCTAACACGAACGTAAAAAAACTTTATAGCGCAATAAAACTTCAAGAAGAAGTACAGATGAATTTAACAATTTATGGGAACTTATTAAATCAATATAATTTCTCTTGCAAAGATACATACGGACTGTACGCCCCAGGAATGTATCCAATTGACTTTAATAACTTAAAATCTATTTGCGATAACGATTTTAACGAAGATAAAAAAATATTCCAACACCTTTTAGGTATAGATGAGAAAGTTTTTGATTTTCAAAAATTTTCTTCTTTAAAGTTGTTCATACTAACGGTATGAACCCCTAACCAACAATAAATAATATTCCTATGATTTTTAATGAACAGATTTCACGTAAACCGAATCGCTATCCATGGACGGAAGATTTTATAGAATCCATGCATAACGGTTTCTGGACTGATAAGGAGTTCAGTTTTAAATCAGACGTGCAGCAATTCAAAGTTAATTTAACCGACCAGGAGAGAGAAATTATTATTCGCACACTTTCTGCTATTGGCCAGATTGAGGTTGCAGTAAAAACCTTTTGGGCAAAGTTAGGAGAAAATTTACCTCACCCATCGTTGCAAGATTTAGGCTACGTTATGGCTAACACAGAAGTTATTCATAATAATGCTTATGAAAGATTGCTTACTGTTTTAGGCCTTGAAGATGTATTTGAAGAAAATTTAAAATTAGAATGGATTGAAGGGCGTGTAAGATATCTTAAAAAATACACGCACCGTTTTTACAAAGACCATAAAAAACAATACCTATACGCTATTATTCTTTTTACCTTATTTGTAGAGAACGTTTCTCTTATGAGCCAGTTTTATATCATTAACTGGTTTGCACGTAATAAAAACGTGCTTAAGGACACTGACCAACAAGTAAAATATACCCGCAACGAAGAAAATATTCACGCTCTTGTTGGTATGAAAATTATCAACACTATTAGAGAAGAGTATCCAGAACTCTTTGATGAAGAGCTTACACAAAGAATACTAGAAGAAGCAAAAGAGGCTTACGAATGTGAAGCTAAAATTGTTGATTGGATGGTTAATGGTATTAAAGCAGAAGGGCTAACTGCTGCACATCTAAAAGAGTTTATTAAAGATAGAATAAATGAATCTCTCAAAGGTATTAATTTCCCCACTGTATTTGAAACAGACCAAAAGTTACTTAAGGATACTGCGTGGTTTAATGAAGAGCTGTTAGGTAATAATATGGTCGACTTTTTTCATTCCCGTCCCGTCGAGTATTCAAAGAAATCTCAAAGTTTCTCTGAAGACGACCTGTTTTAATCTAAACCTTATACTATAATACAACTATGTCAAACAAAGATATCTATTGGCTAAATAACGATTCGCGTAAATTTCTTGCAAGAGGTTACCTATTAGAAAACGAAACCGCTGAACAGCGTATTAGAGATATTGCTGAAAAAGCAGAACACTATCTCAACTTACCTGGATATGCAGATAAGTTTGAAAGCTATATGCATAAAGGGTTCTATTCCTTGGCATCACCAATTTGGGCTAACTTTGGCCGTAAACGTGGCTTACCTATTTCTTGTTTTGGTTCTTACGTGGACGACGATATGGATGCTATTCTTTATAAGATAGCTGAAGTAGGTGCAATGTCTAAATCAGGCGGTGGCACATCTGGATACTTTGGGGCTATTAGACCTCGTGGTACACCAATTGGTTCGGGCGGTGAGTCTACTGGTGTGCATCATCAGTTAACAGTATTTGAATCTTTAACGGATTACATTTCACAAGGTAATGTACGTAGAGGTTCTTTTGCAGCTTACTTACCAATTGATCATAAAGACATTGAAGAGTTTTTAAACATTAGAAAGGATGGGGATACAATTCAAAACCTTTCTATTGGTGTATGTGTTACTGACAAATGGTTTAAGCAGATGATTGATGGGGATAAAGAAAAGAGACGTATTTGGGGGTTAGTAATTAAAAAGCGTTTTGAAACTGGTTACCCATACATCTTTTTTACTGACAATGCAAATAAACAAGCACCAAAAGTTTATAAAGATAAAGGTTTAAAAATTAATCATAGCAATCTCTGTACAGAAATTATGCTATCAAATGGTATTGATGAATCGTTTGTTTGTGATTTGTCTTCGTTAAACTTTGAAAAATGGGATGAATGGAAAGATACTGATGCGGTAGAAACTTTAGTTTACTTTTTAGATTCTGTAATGACAGAATTTATTAACAAAACTGAAGGTATGAAGTTTATGGACCATCCAAGAAACTTTGCAGTTAATCAGAGAGCTCTTGGTATTGGTGCATTAGGCTGGCATACTTACTTACAATCTAAAATGATTGCATTTGAGTCCATGGAATCTAAACTTTTAAATACACAAATTTGGAAATTTGTACGTACAAAAGCAGACCTTGCATCAGAACAATTAGCTAAAGAGTATGGTGAACCACCTTTATTAAAAGGGTATAATCGTCGTAATGTAACTACATTAGCAGTTGCACCTACCACGTCTAGTTCATTCATTCTCGGACAAGCATCGCCTTCAATTGAACCTCTTAACTCTAATTACTTTACAAAGGATTTAGCTAAAGGTAAATTTACGTATAGAAACCCATACCTTGAAAACTTATTAGAAAGTAAGAATAAAAATACAGAAGCTGTTTGGAAGTCTATACTTGTAAAAGGTGGTTCAGTACAGCACTTAGACTTTTTAACGCAAATAGAAAAAGACGTGTTTAAGACGTTTGGTGAAATTAGTCAGAAAGAAATTGTAATACAAGCTGCAGCTCGTCAAAAGTTTATTGATCAAGGTCAATCATTAAACTTAATGATACCACCAAATACTAAACCTAAAGATGTAAACGACTTGTTAATATTTGCTTGGGAAAATGGTATTAAGAGTCTTTACTATCAACGTTCAGCTAACCCAGCACAAGAATTAGCACGTTCTATTTTAACTTGCTATAGTTGTGAAGCTTAATATATATTACTGTGGACGGTAAGTGCTATTGTAATAACATTTCATATAAAGAAATATGTCACATCGTTGATAAACACGACGATGTGACATCTGTAGATGATTTGCAACAGTATTGCCATTGCGCTGATAGGTGTAATAGCTGTAGATCTGATATAGAAGAAATTATAGATCTTTTTAGAAAAGAAAAATAATTTACTTTACACCATGTACTCTTCTTGAAGCAGTAACAGGTGCAGTATTTTGATTAATTTCTTTTGCATCATTTCTTACATCACTATTTGAATCGTATAGTGTAAGTGGTATATTTCTAAATACGTGAGAGTGATCACTTACTGCAATAGCATTAGGGTTAGAAGCTAACCCCGTTACATTAACAAACGGTGCAACTATATAACCACTAACATTACCATTTTGATCTACCTTTAACCCAGCTGTAGCTGAATTTATTTTTGCTACAGCAGCAGCTAACAAACCACCACTACCACCACCAGCGGCTCCTGCTGTAGCACCGGTAGCTGCATCAGCTTCACTTAATTGAGTTATTTGAGCCATTTGAGGTGTTGTTTTTATTTGGTAATTAATTGGTCCAATTAATGTAACACCTTCAGTGATAGTACCAGGTTGTATTTGCCCATAAGCTGTAGTTGATTGAGTAACTTGATATTCAGCAGGTGCAGTTACGTGTTGGACGAATAATTCACCTTCAACGGAAATTGCCCCACCCACTACAACGTTATTAGTTACACCTAAACTGTTTTGAATTAAAATTTGTTTTTGATTTGTGTTACGTAAGGATAATATTTCTGCTGATATATTAATAGTGTTAGCATTTATATTAACTTCATTTTGACTTGATATGTTAACTTGTTCACCAGTCACGTTTGTTACCGTACCGGTAATGTTAGTAGGACCCATTGACTTTAAGTTTAATCCCCCTGCACCTACCATTACATTATACCTATTGCAAACATTTAAGGTGTAGTCACCACCTGGCAAGTCTTGCACATGTACCAATTCAATTAACGGACTTGGTGAATAATTTACATATGTGCCTAAATTATCAATTAACATTTCGCTTGGTAACATTTTACCAACACTATCATATCTTATACTACCATAATCGTTAATTGACAAACCAATTGTTTCAACCTTATGTTTAGCAATCTGTATAATTTCACTACCACCAATACCTAAATTCTTTTCTATTTGAGTTAAAGCAGGTAAAGTAGCTTCTGTTAACTGCTTTATAAGTTCTTTTCTAGGATCAATTACCCATATGCCATTTTGTGAAGACGGGCTTAAGCCTGGAACACCATTCCACGTAATACCACTTTCTTCAGTATAGTTTTGTAAACTTGGAAATGCGGTAGGTTGAGCAGGTAAAGAAATTACATTTAATCTTAACGGGCCGTTTGCAAAACTATTAGCAATATCACCCATAGTTTTTGTAATAAGTTCTGGTAAAAAAGACGAGTCTTCATTTAATGCGTAATAAGTTTGATTTATTGCTGGGTGCGGTGCAAAAGTACCAGCTCTCGTTTGATTTGGGCTATTTCTTCTTATTACTACATTACCATACGGATCAGTTACATTGTCAGGTATAGCTCTTTGTATTTCAAATAATTGTTTATTATCTTGAATAGGAGCATAAGCATTTTTCCAATCCTCCATTGCTTGCACAGCACTTAAACTACCAATTTTTGTATATCTATCTCTTAAAACATTTTCATCTAATGACTTACCCACCCAAATATTTTTAAACCCTCTAGTGGTTTCATAACTATCATTAAGTGTAAGTTTTTGATCGTTATTTACAGCTAACTCAATATTAGCTTGATTATTATATTCTTTAAATGAACCTGAATAGTGTGTAAACTTTAACTTTTCTTTTAAATCTGTATTAACAACTTCTAACGTACCACCTTTTTGGTTAATAACATATTTGTTTCTATAAGTTTCAACATTAACATCATCCGGTGTATTAGCTGCACTTTTATTTTCAAATGTTTCCGGGTAATCAATTCCAGGGTTATTATACGAATCATATATACCTGACCAATCCACTTCACCCCTTGATACTGCAAAATAAACAGGCAACGTAGGATTACCTTCTCTAAAAAATACCCACACGTGACTACCAACTGCTGGTACACCAAAAGAACCTTTAGCTCTATTTGAATACGTGCTTGGTACATATTCATAAGCAAGAGGATTAGGTCTATTAATATTATCTGCTGCATTTACAAAAGCATCTGATAATCTATTGTTTGGATTTTCAAAAAACGCTCCCGGTTTACCTGGTGTATCAGCAGCACTGGATGTACTTTGTGAAAAAGTACTATAATAATTTGAATCAGATATATTACCAAAATTGTTATAGTTGTTGTACCTACCACTTGAATCTTCACTTGTAAGAGGTGAAGCGCAGTGAGCCCATGGTAAAACTATTTTTAATTCCTCTACAATAGGTGTTAAACCTTGATAGTTGTTTATTGCACCGCCAGAGAGAGTTGCTTGTATTGTATTATCAATATTAGCTCCAATAAACTTAAATTTTTTATTTTGTTTATTTGCTACCCATTTGCTATAAACAGTTGCAGATACGTGCGGTACAAACACTTTTATTTTTCCAGCTCTATCTGGATCATCATTTTGTATTACTATACCAACATAATTACCGTAAAATCTTTTATATTCTTTCATTTTATACTAATGGTATTAATGCTACATCAATGTTATTAACACTAATAGGTTGTGGTAAGGGAGAACTACCTAATTGATCTACTACAACGTATTGCATTACATTATTATTTATAACGGTATTTTTAGCAACAACTGTTTGTGCGGCACTGTTAATTGCTTGTTGTGTAACATTAGCAGTAAAAGAATTAAAATAACTTGGATTTTCTTGCAATTTTTTTATATCAGCATTACTTAAATTGGTGGTACTTTGTGTTATGACTGTGTTAATTTGAGCTTGCACCGCACTTACCTGTGCAATAGTTTGTGTATTTCCAGCTGATACATTTAATTCATCTTGCACCAAACTTTTAACGTTTTTTGCTTGTGCGGTAAAAAGTTGACTAATTTTATTTACTTCTTGTACAACAGATTGTTCTAACCCTGTAACTGTGCTACCTAGACTGTTCACTAGTTTACTAATTGAATCTACTGCAGCTGTAGCATTACCTATTGCACTTTTTACAACACCACTTGCAATATTGCTAATCTGGTTGTACGCAGAACTTATAACGTTTTTTGCATACCCTAAAGCATTGCCCGGTGTTAGGTTACCAATGCTGGTAAACATGGAAGAAAGTTTTTGTTGAAAAGGAGTTAAAGAACTTAATAATCCAGTCCCAATACTTGCTGCTTTTCCTAATAAACTAAAACCAGGTAATGATATTTTTGGTAAAGTGTAAACTAATAATGCTGAAAGAGCTAACTTAGGTAACTTTATCCTAGGTATTTTTAATGCTACCTTAAATGGGGATTTCTGTATTAAACCTAATAAACTCATATAATATATTTAAACTGTATTGATTTTATCGGAACACTACTATAATAGTAGATATGTCAAGAATACAAGTATCACACGAAACTCCAATCTCAATACTAGATCAATCATTAGTATATAATGATTACGATTATGCATTAGTGCACCTCTTTGAAAAGTATCCAGAGTACTACGATTTCTTTAAAAAGAGTGTTGCAAGAGGTAGAACAGTGTTACTAGATAACAGTATATTTGAGTTAGGTGCAGCATTTGATGCAGACAAGTATGCTAACTATATTCGGGAATTAAAGCCAACGTTTTATATCGTACCAGATGTGTTAGAAGATGGTTATAGTACAGTTAAAAACTTTGCTGACTTTACTGCTAAGTATAAAGATTTACCTGGACTAAAAATCGGTGCAGTACAAGGTAAGACATATGATGAGTTAGTAGACGTATACAAATACATGAGTGAGTATGCAGATTATATTGCAATAAGTTTTGACTTTTCTTACTATTTGGTGACTGGTAGAGGTAAAACAAAGTTGGAGAGATTTGCATCAGGTAGACAGGCATTTATTAACGACTTAATAAAGGATGGTATTTGGAATTGGAGTAAGCCTCACCACCTGTTAGGATGTTCATTAGCTAAAGAGTTTAGTTACTACCCAGATAATAACATTTACAATATTAGAAGTGTTGATACCTCTAACCCAGTAGTTGCTGGGTTACAAGGTTTAACTTATAATGGTGATCTTGGTTTACAAG